CACAGGATTGTAATGCCACCCTTGAAGCTGATCCAAGTCCTTATCCACATGAACAATCCAGCACTCATCCAAGAGCTTAGTGGAGTCAATGGCTACGGTATCATCAGCTTCCTCACCAACCGTTAGAATAGCACCATGACGCTTGACTAGATGCTCCCGCAGGGCTTCGTAGTGCTTAGGTCTAAGTACGTCCTTACGGTTGCCTTTATATGGGACTGTCTTGGCAATGTCATAACGGTAGTTAGATTTACCCGTGATCCAAGCTTTGTATTCATCAGCTTTGAGATTCACATAGATAAAGTCTTCCAACCACTCCGTTAATCGTGCCTTAGCGATGCCGACTGGCTCATCTTCCGTACTGAATCCAATACGGTAGACAAGAAAGTCAGCATCAACTAATGCAATCTTAGGCTCAGTGGTAACGTCAGAGGATGTCTGAGTCATCATCACCTTCAGCGTCAGCACCGTAGACAACCAAGTCAGTCACGATGATCTTGCTGATAGAGGGAGCAGCTCCAAACTTAGCTGACATCTTGTGGCGATAAGAGCCAACCAGAGCAGTCACCTTAGTACCGTTACCAATCTTGCTGATGTCAATGGCGTTGCCTTCAGCGTCCATAGGCTCAAACAAGAACTTAGACTTACCAACAATGTAATTACCCCTTGTGTCCTTGTTCTTGATCACGATGCCCAATTCCTTCAGTGCCTCGCAAGCCTTGTCAGAGAGCATACCGATTGTACACTCATACTTGGTGTTATCTTCGTTGAACTTGGTATTAAATTCCTTCATCCAGTTAGCCCAGAAGATTTGACCTGCGATTTTGACTGGTTTATTGTCCATTTGAATTTCCTTTAAATGTTATGAAAGTTCCTGCTTACTATACTACAGGGACACTGCCATCTGTCTGCCGACCTTCTATGCTATGAGCATAGCGTCATCACAGTGTACCAGACTTTACCGTAGTTGGTGTGTCAGATCAAGCTGATTGATGGTACGAGTGAAGGGACTTGAACCCTTAATCCTTTCGGCGGCAGATTTTAAGTCTGCTGTGTATACCAGTTCCACCACACTCGCATTATACATTACTTTGGCTCTACATCAGTAACTTCTTGTTGAGCTTTAAACTGCTCTACCAGCTTCTGATGCAAAGGGAATGCACCGGACTCTGTAGGTAGTTGTCCGATAACACGGATGATGAACGCTGCTTCGTTAGCATCGAGATTAAAGTTGATCATGAGATTCCTTTCAGTTGATCTATATTTTACCATGCTTTATGCAGATGTGTCAATTGCTTTCGACAAATACTCATAAATTTTTCTATGCTCTTCAGCAGTGCCATCATTCTTGATCCTGTTTCCTCGCCACGAACAGATGATGACATTTCCTTTAACGTATCCTTTCAAACTGTCGAGTCTATCAAACGAGACAGAATTTTCTTGTGTTCGTTCAGCAAAGTAATCCAACTCAATCCCTAAAAGAGGACAATGTGTTGGGAACTCTAGATCGTTAAATTTAATAGTAAATTCATGTTCATAGTTATTGGCTTTCTTTCTAGAAAACTTTTCACGCATCATCTGATACCTCACATCTTTGCGGGAATCAGCATCTAAGTAAGCGCTCCCCCACTTGTCCACCATCTTTTCATGCCAGTCTTCGATCTTCTTATCTCTTATCTGTTTAGCATTAGTGATGCCATGTTTCTTCATGATCTGGTGAATACGTTGCTTTGACACCTTGCCTTGCAGCAACCGTGAAATCTCTGTAGCTCTTACATTACTACGAGCAAGCTCCAGAACTTTGTTGTACTCTTCATCAGTAAGTTTAGCAGAACCTTTCATAATTCCCTTTCATCAATGAGTTTCACGCCAATTTCTACCTATCTTGTACTCCCCATCAAGAGGGCACCTAAGCTGGAAAACTTCACCTGCTTCAACGATAGAGAGTTTAGCAGCTTTCCCCACTTCCTCGGCAATCTCTTTAGGGCATTCTAGCTGAAACTCATCGTGAACATTGGCTACGTACTTGACAGGCCATTTGTTAGCCTTGACCTTGTTGTCGAACAAGACCAAAGCCTTCTTCATCACGATGGCTCCGGCACCTTGGAGGAGCGAATTGAGAGCCGCATGCTCGGATCGAACCCAAATACGCCTCCCATCAAGTCCGGGAACCCATCCTTTTGCTGCTTGCTTCTTGACTCTTTCAATGAGCTTTGCGAGGGCTGGTGTTTGCTGGAGGAACTTTGCTTTGAGCTTTGTTCCATCTCTTGCACTGCCTCCCACAATACTACCAATCTTTGCATCTCCCGCACCATAGAGGAAGGCGTAGATAAAAGTCTTTGCATTATCTCTAGAAGCGAGTCCTGCTGCTCTTTGGTTAACCGTGTGAACATCCGTTCCATCTTTAGATGATCCCTCACAGACAGTTCTGACATATCCATTATCTTTCATATAGTGAGCCAACATACGAAGCTCCAAACCTGAAGCATCGCAACCTACCAACACATTACCTTCTTCAACTGACCAGCACTCCCTGCACTCAGGCCCGTAGATGGAACCTGCATTGGGGATCTGAGCCATGTTAGGACTGCTATGGGTCATACGACCTGTAACAGCACCGTTGGTAATTACCTTACCGTGTACCCTACCATCTTTACCTACAGCTTCTAACCAAGATTCAATCTGACTGATACGCTTGTTTAGCATCAGGTACTCAGCAATGACCTGAGCCTCTGGTATCTTAACACCTGCAAGCACAGTTTCATCAATCTTAGGGATACCTGTCTCTGTAAACTCCTTAGGCTTCCACCCAAGTTCCTTTAGTCGCTCTCCGATTTGCTGTCTGCTACCGGGGTTGAAAGTAACCACGCTGTCCTTGAGTCTCTTTCCTGTTTTGTCAGAGATTCGTTCAACAGTGATAGGAGGCCATCTCTGTTGCATTCGCTCATATATTCCTGCCACTTTTGACTTGATGTCAGCAAGTAAGCAGGTTGTGTGGATTTGATCAAGTTTGAACCCATTCCTTTCTTGTTGAGCAATGATAGCTGCAACACTATGTTCTAACTCCAACGACTCAAGACTGAACTGCTTTTGATCCATTTCACTGACCAAGTGAAGATACAGTTTAGCAGTAACTTCAACGTCCCTAATGCAGTAATCAACAAGAAGGCTATCAATAGGGTTGTCAAAACACTCACCTTTATACTCCTCTTTCCTATCCATCATCCACTGCCATACGGCTGTGTAATCAATCTTGTGGAACCCCAACGTGTTTCCCCACGCTTCGAGGCTGTGTCCTGTCTCCCTGCTCGGGTCTAAAAGACGACTTACTATGAGTGTGTCGTAGACGTTCTTCAAACGAATCTTCGTCTTCCACAAGCTGTTCAACAGTCTGAAATCGAATCCGATTCCATTCTGAGCAATCAATAGAGTAGCCTTGCTTAGATAGTCGGCTAGGCCATTTGGACTTTTCCATAATTTAACTTCTCCAGATTCGATCTCTTTTGTAACACATACCCAGATTCGGTCATGCGCTAGATTGGTTTCTATGTCTAAGACTATTTTCATTTAGATACTCAACTGCTTTCTGGATAACTTCAACATTATCTTTAAAAGAACCTAAAGCTACATTGCAGAGGTTGCACAAAAGGCCACGGTATTTTCCTGTTTCGTGACAATGGTCAACATGAAGTCGTCCGTGAGGTTGTTCCACTTCCGGACTCCCACACAGCAAGCATTTGTAATCCTGTTTGATGCGTTCCTGCTCATAAACTTCTTCAGTTATTCCATAGGAACGCATTAGAGCACGGAATGATCGTTTCTTCTGTATCTGCTTTCCTCCATTGTTGTGGTACTTATCAAGTCTTTGCTTAATTTCACACTCAATGCAAGTAGACCTGTATCCTGACGAACCATCTTTACGCTTTTGACTCCTTACCCAGAAAGAACTTAAAGTATCTTTCTCAACTAAACAAACTTTACATATTTTTGTCGGTGAGTCGTCTCTCTTTGCCATCTGTGTCCTCTCTTTGTTTTGTTTCTTCCAAAGCCCAAAAGTATTCACAACCATCCATACTCCGAGGAGAATCTGAGAAGTAACTCTGACGATACTCTGAAGGCTTCGCCTGTGCTCGGTAGCACCTATCAAAGTCAGGACAGGAGTAATCGTTACACATTGCTATGTCAGGCATGATCTTTCTCCTCATCGAATGTTAAGCCACAATCCGATCTGAGCAAAGGCATAGCCCGTCCAGATCATCCCGTTAGAGATTTCTCCCTTGCCCCATTGTAGCACACCTACGATCAGGTATCCTACTCCGGTAGCTCCTACGATTAAATGTTCAATGGTCATCTTTCTCATCCTTCTCAGCTTCATCTTTGACAGGCTCTTCTTCCTTCGGTTTATCCCTCTGAAAGATAGCATCCCATCGGTTTGCATAATCCTCATTGCTCACCTGTTTAGGGCGGCTACTTGAGCCTTTCCCTCCGTGCCATGCTGTCATAACGTTTCCTCCTCAACTTCGGTCATACGTCCAGTATAACCATTGTATTGTAACTTACAAGCAGGGCCAGTTTCCCCGTTGTACCGATTCTTTGCCACTGCAATCTTAGTCAAGTGTCGCTCATCCTCGTTCTCAGCCATACTGTTCCTCTCCAACGTAATCACGGCATCGCTCAGTTGAGCAATGGCTCCAGAGCCTCGCAACTGTGACAATGACACACTACCACCATCTTCGTGACCTTGGTTGCCTTGAGGACGTTTAAGATGGCTCACGCAGATCAAGGTGATGTTCAGCTCCTGTACCAGTGTGCGGAGCTTTGTCATCATGTTGTCAATAGCTTTACGCTCATCGCCTAAGTCCTGTCCGCTAACCACAATACTGATGTGATCGAGGAAGACAACCCGACAATCGCAAGCCTTAGCCATGTAGCGTATACGGTTTGAGATGTTATCGACATCAGAGCTACCGAAGTGGTCAAACAGATATATGCGGTTAGACCCCAAAGTTGCATCAAAAGCCTCTTTCAATTCCTGTTCATTAGTAGGCGTATCAGGCAGGTGCAACAACTTGTTAGCGTGCAACGACATGATACTACGCGCTGTCTTACGAGTAGATTCCTCAAGGAACAATCCACCGATATTCCAG